CTAAAAGAAACGCAACTACTATGGACACGGTATTATCAAGAATTTCTAACATTAAATAATTAAATAAAATGCCAACAACAACTTCAATCACTACTACTTACGCTGGCGAGTTCGCAGGTAAGTACATTGCAGCAGCTTTATTGTCTGCTCCAACCCTTGACAAAGGCGGTATCACCGTTATGCCTAACGTCAAATTTAAGCAGGTAATTAAGCGTGTCGCTACGGATGGTATCATCAAGAACGCAACGTGCGATTTTGACCCTACGTCTACAATCACTTTGACTGAGCGTATTCTTCAACCTGAGTATTTCCAAGTTAACTTACAACTTTGTAAAACTGACTTCCGTTCAGATTGGGATGCTATCCAAATGGGATACTCTGCATTTGACGTTCTTCCTAAATCTTTCGCTGACTTCTTAATCGCACACGCTGCTGAGAAAGTTGCTGCAGGTATGGAAACTTCAATTTGGCAAGGTGTTAACGCTACTGCAGGTGAGTTCGCAGGTATTATGACACAATTGACTACTGATGCATCTTTGCCATCAGGTCAAGAAGTTGCAGGTACTACCGTTACTGCTGCTAACGTAATCACTGAGCTTGGTAAAATCGTTGATGCTTGCCCTGCTGCTCTTTACGGAAAAGAAGACTTGACACTCTACGTTTCTTCTAACATCTATCGTGCTTATGTTCGTGCATTGGGTGGTTTCGCTGCTTCAGGTGTAGGTGCTAATGGTTACGACAACAAAGGTACAAACCAACAACTTGGTGATGTATTCTTTGACGGTGTTCGTGTGTTTATGGCTAACGGTCTTGCTAACAACACCGCTCTACTTGCTCAAAAATCTAACTTGTACTTTGCTACTGGTCTTTTGAACGATATGAACGAAGTTAAAGTTTTAGATATGGCTGACATCGATGGTTCACAAAATGTTCGTGTAGTTCTCAGATTCAGCGCAGATGCTAAATACGGCTTTGCTTCTGACGTTGTTACTTACGGAATCACAAACTCTGCTAACTAATCTTAGCTTAATTAAAATAATCGGGGAGGGGTATACGCTCCTCCCTTTTTTATAACATTTAAAATCTAAAAATTATGTCTTGTCAATTAGCTAATGGTAGACTTGAGGTTTGTAAAGATGCCGTAGGTGGCATTGATGCAGTTTACTTCATTAACTACGCAGATTACGCTTTCCCTACTGACGTTACTTATGTAACAGGTACGGACACCATTGACGCAGTTGCTAACGTAACTTCGTTATACAAATACGAACTTAAAGGAACAAACTCTTTTGAGCAAGTATATAACTCTTCTCGTGAAAACGGAACAACTTTCGCTGAGCAAACATTAACAATGACTTTGAAGAAGCAAGATGCTACTACACATAAGTCAGTTAAATTGTTAGCTTACGGACGCCCTCACATCGTAATCAAGAACCGCAACAACCAATTCTTTTTGGCAGGTCTTGAACACGGAATGGAATTGACTACTGCAAATGCTTCAAATGGTACTGCAATGGGAGATTTAAACGGATACACTTTGACTTTTGTAGGCACTGAGAAGCTCTACGCTAACTTGTTGGACTGCTCATCTGAGGCAGACTTAGCAGGTGGTGCAGGCGATGTATTCGGTTCAGCTACTATCATTACTGCATAATCGTTTTCTTCATAGCGTGTAAGAAGGGTGGCATTAGCTGCCCTTTTTGCTTTTAAAACAAATCGGTATCAAGTTAGTTACTTTAATATGATTGTACTAACGACATCTACATCAGCTCAGACGTTCTCGTTTATTCCGAGAGATACACCTACTACAATGGTGTTGACTGATGACCAAACAAACACTCCAGTAACTGTAGCTATCACATCGCAAACATTAGGCGATTACGTTAACACGTTGACGGCTACATTCGCTTTAAAGGAAGGGCATTTTTACGATTTGGTACTTTACAAAAACACGGACATCGTTTACAAGGATAGAATCTTTTGTACTGACCAAAACATCGTAACATTCTCCGTAAACAACGGAGAGTATACATCTAACACCACCTCAAATACGTTCATAGTTTATGAGTAACAACGTACACATACTAAATCTATCGGCATACACTACTCCAGTTATTCAGGAAAGTAAGCGTGATGCTTGGGTAGATTACGGAGAAGACAACAATTACTATTCTTTCCTTTTGGATAGATACACGAACTCCACTACAAACAACGCAATCATCAACAATATTTCACGTCTTGTCTATGGACGTGGCTTGTCTGCAGTAGATGCTTCAAGAAAGCCTAATGAGTACGCTCAGGCAATGGCTCTTTTCAATAAGGATTGTTTACGCAAGATTGCTATTGACCGCAAAATGCTTGGTCAGTTCGCTATTCAGGTACACTACAACGACAAGCACGATAGAATCTTGAAGGCTTTTCATATGCCTGTCAATTTGTTGCGTGCAGAGAAGTGTAATAAAGACGGAGAAATCGAAGCCTACTACTACTCGGACGATTGGACTGACGTAAAGAAATACCCACCTACAAGAATCCCTGCTTACGGATATTCTAAAGATAAGATTGAGATTCTATTTTCAAAGCCTTATGCAGTCGGTATGAAGTATTACGCTTATCCTGACTATCAAGGTGCAGTTCCTTACGCACTATTGGAGGAGGAGATAGCTGATTACCTAATCAACGAAGTTCAAAACGGATTCTCAGGCACGAAGGTGGTCAACTTTAACAATGGAGTGCCTACTGAGGAGCAGCAATCTATCATCACAAACAAAGTTTTGGGTAAGTTGACTGGTTCTAAAGGTCAGAAAGTTATCGTTGCGTTTAACGACAATATGGACACTAAAACTACGGTAGACGATTTGCCTTTGAATGACGCTCCTGAGCATTACACTTATTTATCTGAGGAGTGTATGCGTAAGATTATGCTTGGACACAACGTTACATCGCCGTTACTTTTTGGTATTGCAGGAGCTAACGGATTCTCGTCTAACGCTGATGAGCTTCAGAACTCGTTTATCTTGTTTAACAATATGGTCATTAAGCCACTTCAGGACGAAATACTTGAAGCCTTAGACACTATCTTATCATTTAACGGCATATCCCTCAACTTATTCTTTAAGACGCTTAAACCGCTTGAATTTACGGATTTAGAAAACGCACAAAACCAAGAGCAGGTAGCAGAGGAAACAGGTACGGAGCTATCAAAACAAGAATCCTTAGATAACGAGGTTGCTCAATCACTTATAGACTTAGGAGAAGAGCCTTCTGAAAATTGGCTTTTAATAGACGAATTTCCTGTTGACTATGATTCGGACGACTCAGAGAACGAAATACTCTCTAAAGAGCTTAAAAAGGGCTTATTTTCAAAGTTAGTTGAACTTGTAAGTACAGGAGATGCACGTCCAAACCTACGAGACAAGCAAGACAAGGTAATTGACGGAGTTAAATTCGTCACTCGCTACGTTTATGCAGGTTCAGAACCTAAAGACAAGTCAAGACCTTTCTGCAATGCAATGATGCGAGCTAAAAAGATTTATAGAAAAGAGGATATTCTTAAAATGGGCAGTCAAGCAGTCAACAAAGGCTGGGGTCCAAGAGGAGCTGATACTTATTCTATTTGGCTTTACAAGGGTGGAGGCAACTGCCATCATCGTTGGAACAAGCAAGTTTACGCAGCATTTGAAGGTAAGGCTTTGGACATTCCTAACGCTAAACAAATTGCACAAGCAAAAGCTGCTAAATACGGCTATACAATTAAAAACGAGGCTTTGGTTTCTAAAAGACCTGTTGATATGCCACATAACGGATTCTTACCTACTAACCCTATTTACGGAAATCAATAATGGCAACTGCACTACTCATAACACGAGACGATTTAGTTAGGTTTACTGCCGTTAATGGCAACGTAGACACGGACAAGTTTATTCAGTTCGTCAAAATCGCTCAGGACATTCACATACAAAACTACTTAGGCACGAAATTGCTTCAGAAGATTCAAGCGGATATTATTGCAAATACGCTTTCAGGTAACTACGAGCTGCTTACTGAGACCTACGTTAAGCCTATGCTTATCCATTGGGCAATGGTGGAATACTTACCTTTCGCTGCTTATACAATAGCTAACAAAGGAGTTTACAAACACTCATCTGAGAACTCTGAGAACGTAGAGAAAAACGAAGTAGACTTCTTAATTGAAAAGGAACGTCAGATTGCTCAGCACTACACAGAGAGATTCATTGATTACATCGTATTTAACAATGCATTGTTTCCTGAGTACACTACAAATACTAACGGGGATATGTATCCTGACACTCAAAACAATTACACCAGTTGGTATATATGAAAACACGAACTAAGGTAGGAACTTACAAACCAAAACAAGAAAACATTGAGAAGCTCCGTGTTTTCCTAACTAAAATAAACAAAGATGTCAAATAACATAAACTGGGGAAAAATATACGAATCAACGTGGTGGGGAGACCAAATCAACACTGCAGATTCTTTGTATGATTACGCTACACCTACCTTTAATGCGCCTTTTGACTTAGAGTTAAGAGTAGCCTCAGAGGGTGGAGTATTGGAATCGTCTTTTTGTATGTCTTTAACCATTTTAAACCTTTCTCAAATATGAGCCTATTAGATACTGCCAGCCTTATCGTGACACCGAATGCGGTCAAAGAGGGCAAATTATATTCCGTTATTCCGTCCGATGGTTCTGGCGACTTGTCAGTAACAAGAGCGACCACCGCAACACGAGTTAACTCTGCGGGATTGGTTGAGCTTGTGCCTTATAATTTGTGTGATTATTCAGAAGACCAAACACAATGGACATCACAAGATGAGACCACAGTAACGGCAAATAGCACAACCGCACCCAACGGAACATTAACGGCTGACACAGTAACGCCAACGGCGGTAAATACCGACCATTATAGAGGCATTGTATTATCAAGCCAAGTTGGAGAATTGACCGCTTTTATTTATGTAAAGCCAAACGGCTACAATTTTTTTGATTGGGGTATTTGGAATGGTTCGCAGTATCTTGTTCGTGCTACATTTGATTTGGTAAATTTAACTTACACATTTACAAATGCGGGAACGGCAACGATTGAAAGCGTAGGTAACGGATGGCTAAAATGTGGGATAAGCGGAAGTAATGCAAGTTTGTCAACCATTGCTTTATATTATCGTGTAAGACCAACGGGAGGTACGGGTGGATTTACGGGTAACGGAACAAGCGGTGCATTCATTTGGGGCGCACAACTCAACATCGGCTCAACCGCTCTACCCTACCAAAAAACGGAAACAAGACTTAACATACCACGTCTTGACTACTCAAACGGTACTTGTCCAAGTTTACTTGTAGAACCGCAAAGGACGAATGTATTAGATTATAGTTCGTCTTTTAATAGCGGATTTTGGTTGACATTTAACGGAAGCGTAACTGGTAACACAACTATTTCGCCAGATGGAACTACAACCGCGGACACCTTAACATCCAACGCAACAACTGGTGGTTCAGTTTATAGATTAGTAAATACAAGCGGAACAAATACTGCAAGTTGTTTCTTCAAGGCTGGAACATCTAACTTGTGTAACATTGGATTTTCAAATGGTGCTAATGTTACTTATAATTTAAGCACTCAAGCAATTACAACTTCTGGAAGCATAACTGGTTCAATTGAGGATTTTGGCAATGGTTGGTATCGCTGTATAGCAACAATTACTGCTACTTCAACTTTTATTGCTTTTGCAAATAATGGTACAACTGGAACGACAATTTTCTTATGGGGTGCACAACTCGAAGCAGGAAGCTACGCTACTTCATACATACCTACAACCTCAGCAAGTGTAACACGCAACGCAGATGTTATATCAAAGACTAGTATTAGTTCGCTTATAGGGCAAACTGAGGGGACAATCTTCGGGGAAATATATGCAAAGCAAGTAGGTAGTGCGCAGAATTGGTTTGAGATTAATGATGGCACTTCAGCAAATTGGATTTTCATAGGCAAAGAGGGAACTAAAATGCGAGGATTTATACGAGCAAATGCTACAACTTATTTTGACAATACAAGTTTTACAATTACCGACAATGCACCTATGAAAGTTGCTTTAGCATACAAATCGGGTAACTACGCACTATATATTAATGGAACGCAAATAGCTTCAGGTAGTTCGTCTTTTACTATAAGCAATACGATTTCTGTAGTTGGTTTCAATAATTTAATAGCAGTAGGGGATTCGTCTCAATTTAAAGCCGCTGCCCTTTGGAAAACTCGCTTAACAAATACTCAACTCGCACAACTTACAACGATATGATTTACAAGCTAACATACACAGACAAGGAACAAGCACTCGCAGACTTGAAAGCAAAAGGCATTCTTGTTGAGGTGGAGTTCAACGGACAGAAACACGAAGCATACGGAAGCGGAGTGCAAGCTGTTGTTGAAATTGGATTGATTATGATTGAGCCTCCAGTTATGGAAGGAATGGAAGTAATCGAAGAACCTATCTACGCAGAAGGCTATCACTACGACGTTATGAGTTCTGAGCTTTACGACTTCGGTGCTAACTTAGTAGAACCTAAGAACCCTAAACACGCATTTGCTGGTCACGCAACAACTGAGGAGTTTCCTTACAATCCAATTTTAGGAGATGAGGCATAGGGACGCAATAGGTTCGATGTACTTCGTTTGTGGTTATGCTACTTGT